GCATTCCTAATACATCCTTTCACAGTACCAATTGCTCCTCCATTCGTACTTGTTCCAGCTGAAACTAAATGAAATATTTTATTTACGGGAACTGTATAAACTATCACATCTTCATTAATTGCCGAATCTTCTAAAAGTATTTGCGTTCCAAGTTCATGAAATTGCATTTTATCCTCCCCAAATATTATGAGTTAATGTCTCAGGTATTCCTCCACCAAATTTCCTATCATAATAGCATAGTACAAGTCCATCTGCACGATCAGGAGAATCATGAATAGCAGTTGAATGTTTGTTAAAATCATCCTTTGATTCTATTTTCATAACTTCATATCCCCGTCGTCCAGAAATATATAAGTATTTTCTTTGAATTAATTGATTACGTAATTCTTCATCTATAGGTATATCCGCTTGTTCCAAACAATCACGTAATTGAAAATACATTTCAGTTGCACAATCTTCATAATGTTCTACATCAAGAGGCTTTCCACCAAAATTAACACGATTAACCAACCATCCATCTTGTTCTAAAAAATCCGCAACTCCTTTTCCCAAATCTCCATTATCTATGTTTATTAAAACATCTTTATCAACAGTGAATGCTTTTAAATGTCTTATTGTTTTCGGTTGATCTTGATATCTACTAAAGTATTTATCTATTATTTTTAATCCATGACGTTTGTAAAAAACTATTTCATCTCCACCTTGATGTGCTATATCAGCTCCTACTGCAATATCCCCGCTTAATTGTGAAATAACATTTTTTCTTGCAATATCAACAAGTTCAGGTGGACAAACATAAAGATCACCAGCAGCACGTAATTCACCTTCCCAAATATGACGTGCTTCTTCTTCATTCCTGTTATAATCAGCTTCCTTTTCCATTACCATAGAATTGGTGAACCATGGATTATCCCGCCAATTTAGCCAAAGAACTATTGCATTAGGATCATCATTAAGAATATAATCAATATAAACAGGATCTGTTTCATATCGTGGATTAAAATCCCACCACATAACAGAACCATCTTTTCTAATTGTCGGTCGTAAAATATTAATTGAACGACGTGATATTGTTTGAGCTTCAGCTACCCAAACATCATCAGCTCCTTCAAGAGACTTAATGTTGTCTGCATTAAAATCACGCAATCCATGAAAAATGAATTTCGTTCCATTAATACCTTTTATTTCTGTATTATATATCTTATAAAAAAATCCAAATCCAATAGAATTAATTGTATCTTCAAGAAGTTTTTTTACTGAATGTTGAATTGTTTTTTGAACTTCACGAATACAAGGAATGAATCGTGGTCTTGTCATTCCCTTTATAAGAAGTATTCTGGCAATACTCCATGATGCGCCTTTCCCTCTTCCACCAACTATTATCCTATGTCGTTTATTTGAATGGACAAGAGTATCTTGAACTTTTCCTATAATTTCAACTGTCTTTGTCATTAGAATGTCGACCCGCCAATTCAATAGTTATATTTGGATTAATAAAATCCCTATCCATTTCCTTACTTCCCCATTTTTTTGGATTAAGTCGCTCTAATTTCCATTGAATAGCTGAAGAATTTCCTCTGTCAACAGCTATGTCCATAGCATCTTCTAATCTATCTAAAAGTTCCTTTTCACTTATAGCTTTATAAGCTTCAATTTTTAATTTAAATACTTTATCATTTTCTAATTGTTCTATTTCCTCCTCCGAACATCCAGCGACTAAACTAGCCTTGTACAATTCCATTCCCAGTTTAATCAATCTGAGAATATGCTCTTTCCTTTCTTTCAATTGCATCTTAAAATCCTATTTCCAGTCTACTTGAAGTATACTATTTATCCAGACGACATACAATAGTATATAATATATAAATAAACTTAAATACTATTATAGTATTAAAGCATAAAAAAAAGCCCTGAACCAATCAAGGCTCAGGGCTTTCTTCTATTCTCATTTCTACTGTACGCTTCTTAAACTTCCTGATGCATTATTTAAACACCTGATAGTAGATTGAACATCAGATACTTTATTGTTCAACTTACCGAAGATCTTGACTTGACTGATAATTATGTCAATCTTTAAAACCAATTTATTTCTTTCAGCAATTTGTTCTTCATTCATTTTAATCTCCTTAAAATTATTTAAGCTTTAAAAGCTTTAAATGAAAGCAGGAAGTTAAGTTTTTCCGTTTGGACATATCATCATAACGGTTCTAAATTATTGTCGCTAACTTCCTGCTTTCATTTAAAGCCCTGAACCAATTAAGGTTCAAGGCTTTTCAATTTAAACTGAAATAAAACGATCGTAGAAAACATTAGCAACTTCTTCTTGAACTTCAGGATTGTCAAACATACTATTGAAATGTTTTCTTATTTCACCAAAGCTGTATTCAAATCCTGCATCATCCAATCGTTGCCAAACATCAGCTACGATTTTACGCATAAATATACGCCGATTTTGAATCATTCCTTCTGCCATCATTTACCATCCTTTAACTGGAACGTGCCATCCTTGATAAACCTGAAAAGTTCTTCCATAGTGAATTCAGGTCCGCCAAAAGGTTCTGCTTTTTCTTGAAAAGTAACAAAAGGACCACCATCTTCATCGGTTTCAGTAGCATTCTGAACATCAGATAAAAACAATTCAGTTCCCTTTTCAATAATACCGTTATGCCTTTTAGGTTCTTCAACAACCCATTTTGGAGAAGGATCATCCTTATACGGAACAGCAATCCCGTCAAAGAAATCTTCATCAGGCCAGCTTAACCAAAGCTTTTTTGTCACTATCATATAGTATCTCCATTAAAAAAGGCGGGTCGTTAAACCCGCCTTTCATTAAAACTTGTAGAAGCTTAAACGATTTCTACATCGTCAACTTCTACGGGACGATATCCAGTCCATCCTACAGGCGCTCCTGCTCCCCTACCCATTACGGTATAAGTATCAGAGGGCTTGTCATAATGAACCCAAATCCTTTTGGCAGGTTCCGTTTTCTTTATCAGGTTGCGAACGATTTTACGCATTTCACCTTGACCCATGCCATAATCCTGATAAAGCCTTAAACCCTTCACTTCAGTGTTCGCAGTGAACAAATCCTTGAAGGTATCCATAACGGAACTTCCGCCGCCTCCGCCTCTTTGTCCGGGAGTAACCAAAGCTATTTCAGCTTCCAGTCCATGATCCTCTTGTTCAGTTACGAACTCAAGAATAGCCAGTAAGGCCGCTTTCTTAGCAACCTTCTTCTTTTTGTTTGCGGCTTTCTTCTCGGCCTTTTTAATTGCCTTTAGCTTTTCAGCTTTTTCAGCCTCTGTAAGAGGTATTTCCCTTAACCTTTCCCGATTTTTTCTCGCCATAATTTTCTCCTGGACGATTTAATGGAGTATACGATAAAAGTACAACTAACAGCTAAACAATTTAGCTTGTCATTATACCGTCGTATCAGTGGAGAGTGAATACAGGGGACGCCAATTTCTTGGCGACCCGAAAAATTAAGCAGCAAATCTCTTGAACGTAAAGCCAACAACATGAGTATCATTTACGATACGAAAAAGCAATTGGCCTTCTCTCTTCATACTTGTTAAAGAACTTTTCACTTCTTTAACAGTCACATTTTTTCCAGCTGAAATGCTAGCTTTCCTTGCATATTCAACTAAACGATAATTGTGACTACGATTCAAGATTTTACGAATTGATTTCCTTTTTGAAGTCTTCATACTGTATCTCCTTAACTAAACAAAAGTTTTTATAGGGTAAATTACAAAAGTAATTTTTTGTCCCCTATATTCACTCTCCAACTTACTCATAACGGCCACTCCAGCTCAGTGCAGCCTCGCTCGGTCCTATCACCTTGACAACCAGAACCTTTTCAGGTATCGGCTTGCCTTCCCGTTATCCCTCAGTTTTCCCTTCGCTGGTGCCTTGTCCATCCAGCCTTACAATCCAGCCTCCGGACTTGGTTTTTTCTGTTGTTTGCGTTCATAGGCAAACTACTTATATACATGTAAGAATGGGACCACACTAATAAAAATAATAAAAAAATTACGCTTAATCTGAGCTCAAATTAGCAATTTTTTAACACATTTTAACCTATTTCAACTCTATAATAGAAAAATATTGAAAATTGATCATTATGACGCATTCGTCAAGAAATCAATGAAAAAGTGAATCATTATGACGGAAATGTTATACAATACTACACTATTTGCTATATCGTTATGACCCACCCACTTTTACAAAAGGAATAGACACCCTATAAGGGGATAAACAAGGGTGGATAGGTGATATTATAAATCACAGAAGAGGATAATCGAATAGAAATTGCCTAATTTTACTTGTAACATAGGGTAGTTCAACTTTGTACAGGTTGTACAAGCTTTGACTACACATTTTATAAGTTAATTACTTACTATATAAGTAATTACAAGTTCTGTAGTCAAAGTAGTCAAAGTAGTCATCATCATTTCGGGAAAAGTGAAAGTGTATATGATACTGTACAAGATTGTATTATGCCTTTTTGATGAAACTTTTGAAAAACAGGTGACATTTTGACTACAATGACTACAAAGAAAAAAACACGCTCAAATTTTAAAATACAATTTTAAGTTCACGCTCAATTCAAAAAAGTCTGTAGTCATTGTAGTCAAAGTCAAGGTGTACAAAGTACCCTATAAGGATGACTACAAATACAAAACTGTATAGTATGATGTACCATAGGTACAATATTGTATAGTATAATTAACACATAAAAGTACTAAAAAAAGATACTAAACTACCTTAAATAAACGGCTTTTACCCTATACAATTATAGTATAGTAATATATAATGATAGTGTGATTATACTATTATCAATAGTAAGGAGATACAAAGATGGAAGAAGCAGTAACCGCTTTTAAGCGGGAAGGGAAAACGCTCTATTTAATCCATAGTGGGGATCCGTCCACGCATTACGTTCCAACAATTAATTGGAAGGAATATTTGAAAGCAAGGCTCAACATTCCTAAGCTTTGTAAAATATTTAATACAATTGATGAAGCGCAGCAACAGGCTTTAAGTTAAATAACCTATTTTCCCGGTAGGCATGGTACTGAATTTATTTTTGATTTTGTTGGGGGATCATTTTTATAGTAAGGTACTGTGCCTACCATTTTAAAACAAAGGAGATTATAAAAATGAAAGAGCAGAGCGATCTGCATAAGTTTGCAGAAGTAATTTTAAATATGCCTATGCCAAAAAAGAAAAAGACAGACATTTGTGGTTGTTGCGGTTGTGCTATATTACCTAAATTTCAATATTGTGATGATTGTATGGAAGAAAAAGTTCCACGGCTTGAAACGTGGGGACCGGATACTTATGATGAAGCAGAACTTTTATGACTCCACGTGAATATATTCTATACCATAAATATAGTAAAGAACAATTAGTTAGAATAGCAAAGGAAAATAATTTAGGTTTTATTGGAAATAAGCAAGCATTATGTAAGCATATAGCAGCATTTCAGGATAATAGATTTATGGAAAATTGGAAGGGAATATCAGGAGGATAAAATGCAAGGTGGAAGTGGAGAAGGGAAAAGTCATAGAAGAGGACCCCGAATAGGGACAGGAACAAAATACGGAGGAATTCGTAGGGGATATAAAAAAGGAATAAATCCAGATGGAAGTAGAAAAATGA